AGAAGAGAAGGGTCAGAGGTGTCTTAGGCACACTAAAAAAACGCCCCCCCTTGCTTGAATTGCAGCTAGTGCATAACGTTTGCAAATTCCACTCCTCATCACTGCCACCAGCAGCTCTAGGCACAATGTGATCGACGCTATTTGCCTCCTCCACACCACACATCTGACAAACATAACCGTCACGTTGCAAGATGCGTAGTCTTATCTTGCGCCACTTGGTTGTACTGCCGTTACCCTGTAATGCACTGCTCATCAGTAGTAGTTCCTCTCTTGATGAAATGCCCACGCTTTGCATGGCGTTTGATAACGCTTTGTTATGTACTTGATTGTGGCATCTATTTGTCTAAATGGGTCGAGGTCACGATAGTGCTTAGACCTCATTTGTCCTAGACCATAGTGACTTCCATTGCGTGCTGTGTATGACCAGCGACTTTCTTTGGTAATGATTTTGTTGAAACATTGAAACTCTTTCCAGTCCAGCAAACGACTGTGCGAATAAAGTTTCAAGTGATCTATTGAATAGTTAGCTGCATTTGCTTCGAGTGTTGTCGTTATTGAAAGCAATGCCGCAATGGCATAGACCTTGCCCATTAGCCGATTGCGCCCTTGCGAGCTATCCGCCTCAGCGGCTCGCTTCAAGCGAAACCAGCGTACCAAGCCTGTCAAGGTTAACAGGTTATTGAGCGTGCTGTTGGGCGTTGCGCACAGCCTGTGCATAACCTCTGTGGATAACTTCATGACTTACCCGCCCAACCTTTACCCTTAAATACGATTGCTGGCGCACCGTAAATTTGACGCATCATGAACCCACAGCAATACGGTGTTGTGTGTTCTGCAAGCTTCTCTGTAATTTCGTAGCTGATGTTGCACGATACACATTGATACTCATACGTCGGCATCTGTGCCTCCTATCTGGGCAACACCCATAACCTCGCACTTGGTGCATTGAATAACCTCGACGCCTTGTGGCAAGTTGTCTGTGATCTTATGTACGAGCTGCCGTGTCACCTTTTTACAAATGCGGCACTCAAATTGCACTTGTTCCATAATTGGATTTCCTCAAATTCTCAATAGGTTGCAGGTTGATTTGTGTGACCCACCAAGTCGGTTGCTTGCTGTGTCGGTATCGTGGCTTCTGTGCCATTGTGACTGGTATCCAGCCTGCTATGTAGTAGTTGGGTGCTGTGCCTGTTACTAGCACAGCAATGTCATTGGGTCTGTCGTACTCATAGACGATCAGTTGACCCAGCTCATACTTTGTCCAGCGCACCTCGATAGCTGCGCCAACATCAGCCTTGACCTTGCCTTTGTCCTCAAATGGGTCAAATGGCAAACCAAAGTATTTGGCTACTGCCCACTCACTACCAATTGACTCAGCTAATTCTGCCAAATAAGTCATAAATGATGTTTCGTTGTAATGACCTTTTGACTCTAGCAAGTCGCCTTTGTCGCTGGTGATCTTGACAGCTGCAACCATGCACACACACATTTCATTTGCTGTGAGCTTGATTTTCAACGGCAACCACCGCAAAACCAAATGACTTTCTCACGTGCGTCATAGCCTTTTTGGTAGCCAAATGAGTCAAGCTTTGTAATCTGTGAGCATTTGTCACACTGCTCTACTTTGTACTCAGCAACCACTTCGCCATTGCAAAGCAGCTTGCACATCATTGTTTTGACGTCGATCATCTCCATGTAGTCACTCATGGCAAACGCACGACCCACTGACCTGTGCTGCCTAGTTGATACCAAACAGGCTCACACTGGTTTGCTTTGGCTTTCTCGGTGCAGAAATACCCGCCCCAGGCTTTACCAGTTTTGGCTGACTCGCCTGTTTTCCAAACGCGTGTGCCGTGTTCGCAACGTGGCTTTTCCTCGACCAGTTGACCGCCCAATTGGTTTGCGATTTCGTCTATTGATGAACCAAGCGACGGTATGCCTGATTGCTCGGCTTCTGCTGCTGTGGCGTAACTAGGCACGTCGCCGTGCTTTGTTGTCCAATAGTCATAATCAGCCTTGACATCAGCTGTGGCAACCTTTTTTGATAGCTTCTCGACCTGTTCCATTGTTTCGCGAGTTGCCTTTTCTGTCCCGCCCATGACCAACGCCATGACGCGCATCAAAGCTGAGGTCGTTGTGTCCTCAACAAACCAGCGTTTCATGTTTGGGTTGTAAGCTGCAATAAAGCCGTATGCGTAATCAATGCCTGCTGGCTCGATCTCTGACTGATTGCGCCAAGCTTTAGCCTGTACGAGTATGTAGCCTTTCTCAGCATTGAACTCGACAATGTGTGCCTGCAAACGACCTTCTGGGTATGTTGCTATCCAGCGATCTGTGCGCTCTTTGTTGCCCTCGTAGTTATCTAGAAATGCCATTAGTCAGCCACCTTGTTTGAGATGTGACGGCTAATCGCCTTACGACGTGCCATGCCTTCGCGCTTGCCTTCCTTAAAGCCTTTGGCATAACCAGCTGCACCGCCGAGCACCATAAGAAAGATTACGCCAACCAAACGACCCAAAGTCTCTGGGTCTAATAGATCAAGTACCATTTAGAATTCTCCCGATTTCTAGGCGGTAAGTGTTACCACCTGAACTCAGGGTGACGCATGATTGGCGCGCGGTCAAGAACCTTGCGTGTTTGTCGGCGTGTCCTGTGGCTTTTGCTTAGATTTGAGTCCATTGCCAGCCAGCACACCGCCGAGCGAGCCTGTAAGAAAGATCGCTAGTGTTTTAAGTAAGTCAATAAATGCAGCGTCATTGGGTGCTTGTGCCCCAATTGGCTGTGTGACAAAGATAAGTGCATAGGTAATGCCAACGGTCACAACCAAAAACACCGCAGCTAGTGTTGCCCCAATAATCAGGATTAGCTGTGCGTGTATTTCCTCTGGTGATTTGCGTCGTGCTGGCTTATCACGGGTCAATGCCAAGTAGGTCGTCAGTGCATGTTCCAGTTGGGAGGCATTGCGGTTTCTGACACTCCGCTTTTGACCAGTTGTCGAATTCTTGACACTCATAGCGCGTCCAGCCTTGATACCCGCAAGCGGACAGGATTAGTGCAAGTGCCCAAACCAACCCTGCCGCCGCAAGTTTCTGGCTACTTCCCCAAGTTGCCAAAACTTTTGTCATTTGGATTAAGCCAGCGCAGGATCACTGGTGCAACAGCTGCTGCCCCTGCCATTGCCAATGTCTTTGGGTCAGTCACGCCTGCCATGTATAAGGCAAGTGCAGCTGCCAGAAATGAGCGCGCCCATGAGGCTGCTACGGCTTTTGCTTGTTCCATTTTTTGCTCTCCTTTTTGACTGCGGCTGCTTTTGCAGCTGGTGCATCTACCTGTGGAAATTCGCCCTTGTATGGCACAAATTTAGGTATGCCAAAACCGACGATCTCCTTGCCCTCTCCGTACGATCTGACCTTGACCATAACCATGCCACCATTGCGTTGATCGCCTGTCCCAGACGTATTGCCTTCAATGGTCAAACATGTCTTTGTGTCAATGAGTCCTACAACAATGCCAATGTGTGAAATACGATCTACGCCGTCATGTGGAAAGTCCATGAAAGCCAAGTAGCCAAGCTGAGGCATAGTTGACCAGCGTTGCATTTCCTTAAATTTATGTGCGCCAACAGCTGTGCCAACAACGCTGTGAATTTTGACTCCAGCTTGATCTGCACACCAATTGACAAATGAACCACACCACGGCAAACCGTCTGCTTTTGTAAATTTGCCGTACTTTGTAAGGTTGTCGCCTTCCTCAATTGTTCCAACCTCAGCAGCTGCAACCTCGATCAAGCGAGCATTTGTGCCCTGCGGATAATTACTCATCAGCCGTCACAATTGGTGTGGATTGTTCCGCTTGCTGCTTGTCGTAATACTCTTTAGGCATCGAAGTGAACTCTCCGTTGCCTCGGTCAATAATTGCGTGTTCTACTTCGTTGATTGTTATGAAAGTGACATTATCCATTTTTATAACTCCGCACTAAATCCGAGATAGCCTGATGTGTTGTTGTTGTTAAGTATCTTTGCGCCTCGTCCAGCCGTACCGCCTGAAATTGTGGCTGAAAGTGTTGACTGCGTAACACTATTAAATCCTGTATTCAACGCAACCGCTGAAACAGCAATAACACCAGCAGCAAAATCTTGGATAGCAAGGTTTGCATAATCAACACTGGTTGCAAGTGTTCTCATTTGGACTGGATACTGAACAGGAAATGATGAGTCAGTTGTGGAAACAATGTATCCGTTTCCATAAGTGGAATAAGCCCCAGTCGTTAAACCGCCACTAGCACCAAAGCGGATGTAATACCTTTGACAAGCGGCTAATTCTCCTTGAAGTGTTGCTGCATAAGTGCGGAAAGGTAGTGCCACGCTGCCAATGTCAATCTGTACGCCTGTTATCTCAAAGTAGTCATTAGCCCCAGCCGTACCTGTTGGATCAAAAGCGAACTTGACTTCCATTTCTGTCGAAGTTGTCGGAATTGTTCCAGTCATTGTAAATCTCTGCCAAGTAGTTGTTAAATTGACATTTGCGCCTAACGATTGGGCGGCACCCGTGTATGAACCTGTTGTATTGTTTTGATCTGTGCCTGTGCCTGTAATGATTGCACCATACAAAATGCTGCTTGTTGCAGAATAATTTGCACCTGCTCTCGCATAAAATGAAAGTGTCACAGTTTTGCCAGCATAAGGAATTGAATTGACTGTCTCAAAATCTTGTGTGAATAAAATTGAGTTAGTTGCAGTATTTCCGCTATTTCTGGCTACACGCGCACAATACTGGATGTTTGGTAGGTTTGTAGTATCGCTTGTGTTTTGGCGTGTAATTGTTGAACCTGCAACGCCTCGATAACCTTGCCAGCGATCTAAAGTATAAAGTCCAGCAGTTACAGTAAAAGATGTTCCTCTTTGTGCAATTTGCATTGCTGAGTTTAGAACTGGATTGGCTTGGACTGTTCCAGCCGTATAGCGCAAGCCTGTTGAGGTGGAACTATCTGCTACGAGTGTCTCACCGTTGTTGCCTACTGCTAGGCGGGCAGGTGTGTCGTTTGCGCTTGCTGCAACAATGTCGCCTTTCGCGTCAACAATTGAATTTTGAATTGCATTTGCGTCGTCAGTTGTCACCCATGTGAAATCCATGTTGGTGTTTGACGCCTTAGACAAAACCTGTCCAGTTGTGCCGCCTTTGAGATCAGCTAGTGATGTGTCAACAGCTTGTCCAAATACCTCAAAATCGGCAGGCAAGTCCGTTACGAGATCACTCGCTGTTGGCATTTGCCAGTTAAAATTCGACGTTGGGTTTGCCATGTTTTCTCCTTCTTAGGTGATAATTGTCGCACGTGCCCAGTCGAGTGTTGGCGACACGCCCGACCAAGTAAATGCAGCTGAGATTTCGTCCCATTGCAAAGCCTGCAATGAGTAAGCCGTTGGTGAAATGTTAAGAGTGATCGAGAGTTGGTTGTACGACGCCTGAAATGACCAGCCCTCAACAAAGCCTTGAAAGATACCGCCCATGTTCGCTGGTAGGTCATTGATTGCTACTGCCTCACCCATAAACACGCCAATGAGGTTGTCACGGTCGCTGTTGTCTAGCTCTGGGTTTGTCAGGTCAAACGTGATCTCACTAAAGATTGCTTGCGGTGTTTTGCGCAATGCAAGGTAAAAATTGGCTTGCTGGGTTGCATCAGCTGAGTTGTGCAAGGTTGTCGAAATGATCTGAGACAACGTGCCGTATTGCAAAATCGAGTCGGCGTCGCTGGCACTTTGCTCTGCACTGCTGGTTGCACCGTATTGGATAGTCAGGTTATTGCGTACGTCGCCTGCTCTGGTTTCGACGCGCAAACCAGCTGCGCGTGCTTGGTTGGCTGTCAGCTGTACATAACCATTGTTTGACAAGTACAAACTGCGGTGTGTTGCATCAGCGTATGAGATGCGACCAAAGGCGTCCTCGTAAATGTAGCCAAGACCTGACGTTGCAAGTTTCGACACCAAAGAATAAACGTCGGTGCGTTCACTAGATCGTGCAGCAAGCTCATAATCACCAGGGCGGTCAATCTCGCCCAGCCCAACGTTTTCTGCTGTTGCCCATGTTGTTGTTGGGTCGTAATCTGCCCATGTTTCAGCTGCTGGTACTTCTGCCCAAGTGTTAAGCAATAAGTCTGACAAAATTTCCCAGATTTGATCGCCGTCAAAATCTTTAGACAGCACGCCATTTGTCAAAGCCTTTGGCAAACGAGACAACGCGCCAAGTGCTGTGATGCTGTATGTCTGGGTAAACATTGTGCTGCCTACGTCGCGTACCTCAACGGCAATGTCAACGACTGTGCCACCAAAGATTGGGACGTATGTGCTTGATGTGTCTTGCACTTGCACTGAAATGGTGCTGTTAATGTTGACAGGTATTGTCGCTTGATTGACGTCTAGCAGCTGCAAATTAACATAACCAGCTTGTGCTTGCTCGTAAATGTTTGTGCGACCTGATCTGATTGTTAGGTTAGCCAAAACGGCGTCAGTGTAAGAAACGCCGTCGATCTCTACCAGCCAAACTGGCGTCCACTGGGTCATGCTATTTGCAGGTTAGTTGCGCCGCCTGTGCCGCGATAGTAGCTGTTGTTTAATGTGTCAACGATTGTGCGTGCTGTGCCTTCCTTATCAAACGCCCCAGTCACGGTCAGGTTGATTGTCGTACCGACGCGGTCTTTTTCCTCGCCCTTTCTAAATGAACCAGCATCAAATGTACCGCCGATTACCTGTGAGCTAAGTGCCGTACTCGCAGCGACGCTGGCTGCTTTTGCAACTCCACCGCCACCGCCACCGCCACCGCTTGCGCCGCCTGATGAAGTAGGCGACGGAATTTTTGGAATAGTCACTGTTGGTGTTGTGACTTTTGGTGTCGCAATGCTTGGCACGCTGACTGTCGGTGTTGAAATCTTGCCAACGTTTGGCAAAAACGGTATTGAGTTATAAGCAGAAATAAGCGCGTTAATACCTGCAACTGCACCTGAAATCAAGCCGTTGAGAATTTTGACAACACCAGCAATGACGTCAATAACGCCGCCTGCGATCTTGCCTGCAACCTGTAACGCACCGCCCAAAACTGTGCCTATGACTGGTGCAACATAGGTTGCAATCAATGCGCCAAATTCCTTAAAAGTGTCAAGGTTGTCACCGATTGCATCTCGAACATACCCAAACGCTTTAATCATGCCATTGATAATTGGCGTAAATACGCTAGTGATGATGTTGCCAAGTATTGTGATGACACCGCCAAGACCATTGCCGTTGAGGCTAAAAGCACCGCTAAATGCGTTAATGATTGGCAAAGCGTTGTTGTTGATAAAACCCATAAGCTTTTCAAGAATTGGCAACAGCGCAAAGCCAATTGTTTCTTTAGCCTCATCAAATGCAATTTGCATGCGAGCAATGCGCCCTGCATAAGTGTCAGCGTTACGAGCTGCCGCGCCGCCAAACAGGTCTGACAATTTCCCCTGCACCTGAGTGAAATTCATGGTCTTTAATTCGGCAGCTGATAAGCCAATGCCTAGTTTGCCCAGTGATGCTGTGTTGCCGTCATAAGCCTTGCCCAAAGCATTTGCAACGCTTTCCAGCGGCTTGCCTGTGGCTGCGCTTATGTCTAAAGCTGTTGCGAGTAATTGCTGTGCCTTCTCTGTATCTGAGGTTGATCTGACCAACCGTCCCAAAGCTGGGCGCAGCTCATCATCTGCCACACCAGTCGCCAAAGACATTTGCAAGATTGATTGCTCAGTGGCAGCAATTTGTGCCTTTGTAGCCCCTGTGGCGTTTTCTAAGGCGACAGCAAGCTGCGTCTGTGCCTTCTCGTCCTCGATTGCAGCCTTGACGCCTTCAACGCCGATCTTGATTGCGTAAGCACCAGCGGCAGCGGCAGCAGCTGCAAAAGCTGCGCCAACCATTTTGCCAACTTTGCCCATTTTGTCGCCAAAAGTGTCAACATCTTTGCTGGCAGCTTTTAGCGATTTGTTGAGGTTGTCAACGTCTCCAAGTATCGAGAGTTTGAGGGTACGACTTCCAGCCATTAGTTGTACCTCTTAACTATTTTGTTAAATGACTGTTCCCACTGCTTAATGATCTCAGGTTGCGCAGCTCGCAATGTTGGATAGATAAACCAACCGCGTGACCCTCGACCTTCGCGACCTGACCACACTGGGAACTGCTTGTATTTGTTTGACCCAAACTCAACGCCGCCCCAAATTTGCTGAGTCGTTGCGCCACCGCTTAATTTTTGTGAGGCATAACCAAAACTGATCTCACCAATTTTTGATGACTTAGACACTTTCGAGCCGTCAGCAACGCGATTGTCAACGAGGTTGCGCGTTTTTGTACTAGCTGCGGATTTAATTTTGCCCTGCACATAAGTGGCTAGAGCTGAGGTTGCCTCTTTAGCTTGTGACAACGCCTCGTCGTCCATAGCCTTGAAAGATCGAGTAATGGCGCGCAGCTCAGCCTTGTCATAGCTGATTGCATCTTTAGCCATTTGCTCGCCTTTCCAAAATCTCAATGACGGTAAGTATGTCCTCGGCTGTCTCAAAAACATCTGGGTGTAGCCCTGTTGCCAGAGCTACCTCCCAAACTATTCTGCTAAGGCTTCCGACGGCGTAGCTTTTGGGTTTGCCTCACCTACGATTACCTCAGCAATACCTTCTGTCCAAATGTCGATCGGCTTGACAGGCTTTCCAGCTGCTTCACGCTTCATGGCGTGATAGGCAAGAAATACTAAATCGGAAATGCCGATCTTTTCCTGTGCCTGTGCAATTGTGTGTCCTGTGTGCTTTTCCCATTTGACCCACTCTGGCGGTGCAGCTGTGTAAGTGATCTGATCGCCGTTTGTGTATTCAATTGTGATTGGTAGTTTCATTTTGTCTCCCGATTAGTAGTTTTTAGCTAAATGTCTCAGTAGGTGTTCCCACTACGACAAATGATAGGTCAACGGTCTGTGCATCTGGTGCAGCACCGCCGACGCTTGGAAACACTGGCATTACGTTAAATGCAAAGACTGCACCTGTCACGGCTGTCATTGAAACTGCCAGCGTTGTGTTTGGTGCTGTTTCGCAAGCTGTCCACAATGCCTCGCAAAGTGAACCTGATGCGCCCCAGTCAGCAAGCATTGAAATGTCAAAAGTCCACTGATCGTCAATGTGCTTGTAAGCCTTGCCGTCCAGTGTTTGGTATGTCTCGACGGTTGGGCTGTTCGCAAGAGTTGCGCTGGTCGCCTGTGCGTCATAGTTAACGGTTGCAATGGTCACGACTAAATCGCGACCAGTTATGATTGTCGTTGGCATTTTGTCCCCTATGTTGTTTGAGTGTAATAAGTCGAAACGTTTATGTCAGCGACAAGCATTGGAGACTGTCCTACTTCCAACACCGTTGGCTTTTCAATTACGCCTACGACGTATCCTGCGGGCATTGCCGCAAGAATTCCGATTATGAGCTTTTCTAGATTATCCAGTGACCCAGCGTTGCTGTTGCTGGCGACAATGGCTGTAATTGCAAAATTAAGTTTGACCTGTGTTTTTGCCTTGCCAATTAACACGACTTCCATGTATGGGCTGTCAGGTACGACAACAATGGCTGGCGGTATTGGTGACTCAGGCACGCTTGGATACACGTTTGCAGATAGCGCGCTAAAGGCGTTTGCTAAAGCTGATCGTGTTTCGGCAATTGAGTTTGCTGGCATTTATTGGACCACTGTCTCGGCGTCCAAATAAGGCATAAGCAATGTGCTGACGCGGTTGGTCAAGCTGCGACCCATGCGGTATGGAGAGGTTGCAAAGTCCACGCCCTCGATCTGTCCACCAGCTGCAACGCGTGATTGAAAGACCTCAACGCTAACAGCCAAAATTGCTGACTCAATTGCTGGCGTGCTGGCATAAATTTGAGCAGCTGAGTAACCTGACAATGTTGCTTTGCCGTTTGGCACAATTGGACGCAATGTGACGTCTGCATTTGTAAGTGCAGCTGTGAAGTAATAAGGCGCGGCGTCAACGACTGTAAAAGTCGCGCTAAATGGTGCAGGCAAGCCTGTCACGATTACTGATTGACCAGCTACAAAGTAATGCTCGCGGATTGTGTAAAAAGTAGATACGTTGTCTTTCAACTTGTAAGCGTCAATGCCTGAAACGTTTGCAACCAGCATTGGCAAAATGACGTCCTCGCTGGTGTTGATGATCTCGTCTAAATAACTGTCGCTGTAAAGTGAAACGGACACGCCAAGCACCGTGCGCAATTGACTTGCTGTAACAATGGCTGGCATGTCCGTTTCCTTTCGACTGCTGCGGCGAGATCGGGAGAACCCGCCGCATGATTAGTTAGTGGCTAGTTATCAGGTCTTGTTGATACCAAACGCGCCTGCACCGATCTTGGTAGCAATTGCCCCGTAACCGTATACAGATACTGCAATTTGACCTGACGCGATTACGTCTGCACGCAAGCGGTATGTTGGAGACTCGTACCATGTGTAAGCACTTGGGTTGATAATTAGCATTGAGTCATCTTTGTCAGTGTCATTTGCTGACGGTACGTTTGCTGTGACGTATAGATCAAGACCTGCGACGTTGCCGCGGATTGAGTCTGGACGTACTACGCCGCCTGCGTTGCTTGGCTGTGCAGCCATGTAAATTGGACGACCTGAGTCGTTAAGTGTCATTAGGTTTGCCCACTGGCTTGTGTTTGCCAAAATGTTTGTTGCAAAGCCTTGTGTATTTGAATAAACAGATGCAGCACCGCGTGAAACAAAGCCAAGCAACTCAGCAGCTGTTGGGTATGTTGTCAATGTTGTTGCATCAGCTGTTGCACCAGATGCCAGTGCTGTGTAAACAGCAAGGTCTGTTGCTTTTGCATAAGCTGCTGACATGTTGTTAAGCAACTCGTTAAAGAATAATGGTGATGTGCGATCTAGCAATTCGACTGAGAAAGTCTGCTGTCCTGCGTACTTTTTGACTGTTACTGACAAGAAACTTGACGCTTGATCTGTTTCGCTTGGTGTGCCTGCTTCTGCTGTTTCAGCAACTGTTGGCATTGTTGTGATCTTTGGAATTTCGAAAGACATACCAGCATCAGGCAAAACGCCACGGCTGATTGCGTCAATTGCTGATCGTGTGTTGTTAGCAAGTCCGTTGATAACTTCTGTCAACTGACGTGTAGGCACAAGACCTGCGTTGTCTGTTGTGTCATCTGCCGCTGCGACATACTGACGTGCTGACTCCTCGCCAAGTGAGGCGCGGATTGTGTTTTCCAAATACTTAGCAGCTGTGAACTCTAGGCGTGGCTTTGATGTCCAACCACCCACTGCTGGCTTTGCATTTGCTGTTACTGACTGTGCGGCTTCTACCGTTTCGACGGCTTCCGCTGGTGTAACGGTTTGTTCCACTTCGTCGTCCTTTTCTGTTGGTGTTGCATCTGGCTCAATTGTTGAGTCAGAAATCTCCTCGTCGCCCTCAGTAGCTGCGACCTCAGCGACTCGCGCTGATCTAATTGCTGGCTCTGACGTTAAAGCAACGCCAGTCATTTCACCTTTAATAATGCGTACTGTGCCGTCCTTCAAGGTTTCATACTCGTCAAAATAAACTTCGACGCTAAAACCGTCGCGCAAACCTTCAGCAGCTTCTACAAGTGCATCTGTACCAGCTGTTGTGTTGGCGATCTTAAATGTTGCGTCAATGCCTTGATCGTTTGACTCAATTGACAAAGTCTTACCAATACGGCGTGTGCGGTCATGCTCTAGGTTAAGCAAAACAGACTTTGCTTCAATGCTGCCCTTAGCAAATTGCACCTTGCCAATTGAGGCGTTTCCTGTCTCCTCAAATGTCACAATTCGACCAGTGATCGTGCGACTGTTTGAGTCAGCTGCGGTGATAGCAATTGGTGTGATGAGTTTTTTCATAACAACATGTCCTCCTCTGCGCGTATTTCGTCGATCGACATTGCGCCGATACGATTTAAGATTTCATAGACTTGCGCGCGCTCGTATGGATTACCACGCAAGAAATTGTCTAAGTCAAACATGACTTTGTTGCCAGCTGGTGTGAAATCGGCAAAAGATAACCTTTGTTCCAAGATTGACATGTAATTTCTAAAAGCAAAGTCCACAAGGTCGCGCCTTTTGTCTAAAGCGTTGGCGTAGGTAAAACTTGACTGCTGGCTGTCTGTGAAATAGGCAGGCAACCCACACGCACGGCTTAATTCTAAAGATACATAATTTCTGGCTTCATTGAGCTGCAAATTCTTAGGGTCAAAACCAACTGACTCCATTGTGACGTCAGCATTGAGAAACGCTGTTGATTTGTTCGCACGCGCTGTGCGCCAAGCACTAAGAATTTTTGCAACACGATCTGCTGGCAATGATGTACCGTTAGATTTCAATACCATAAGCGGTGTTGGCTCATTGGCAAAATTAAGTGACGCTTTCTCTAACGCGGCAGCAGCTTTGATTGTGCGACCTGCACGCGCTAACAAACCCTCTTGTGTATTTGGAAACACGACCAGATTTGCTGGGTCGATTGGTTTGCCGTCGATCTCATAAGCTGTAATTTCTGTGTTATCAAAATTGGTAGTAATTGACACCCGCTCTGGT